ATTGTGCCAATAGCACCAAATGTGTCCGGGAACAATAGGTGTCCAAACTTTTACAGGAAATCCGTCATCGTCCACAGACTCTGTTAAAGCCTTAATGATGACTCTCGTCTTCAGTTGTCCTATTGTTGCCTTTAATGCCATTAGAACCACCAAACCTTATACTGATTTAAAATCTGCGGTACAAGACCTGCCTGAACCTCATTATAACGTGAACCGAACTGGAGCATTTCTCTGTTCTCGTACCAATGTGCGCCAACCAAAAGCACTGCCTGACGCAACATTTTAGGTACATCCTTATATCCCGCGTTGTAGGTTATAGTAACGGGCGAAAATGGATAGAGCTTTTCGCTAGGCAGATTAGGTATATACACAATACCTTTAATTGTATCTACCACGAAATCGGTTATCTCATGCTCTACCGCGTCCACATCCTTGTAGACCACCGATACTACATCTACGATTGGGGGTTTAGGTAACGGGATGAAATGCTCTAATTTATCAAGAACAAGCTGGACTTCCTGTTGAGCAATTGCCCTTCCAGTAATACCTTCACAGTATTCACGTGCCGCCGCAACAACAGGAATAATCACCGCATCGTCTTCGCTTGTATCACCGAGAATCGTACGCAAATAAGTTTTAAAATCTTCGAGCGTAACTGGTTCTTCAGTAACATTTGTCAATACTGTGTAGTCCATCTTACTCTCCCTTTTTCTTTCTTGGCTTCTTAGGAGAAGGCGTTATCTCTAACGCCTCCGCATATCCACCATTTACCAACTGTTTCGCTGACCAATCAGGGAAGTCAACCACGGTGCCGGGCTGAAACACCCCGTCAGGATTCGCTACTAAAGTCCGTAACTTAATTTTCATTAAGCAGAGGTGCCGACTTTCAGACGGGCAAATGCTTCGTCCAGTACAGGAGCACCGTCGCCGAAGTAGTTGAACAGATAACCAATCTGATTGTTCACTGCATAAAGCTCATTGAGAACCTGAACAGTGAGGTTGTCTGCATCAACAATCCAGTAATAGTTGAAGTCGCCGAGGACTGCAACATAGGAACCGCCACTCAGTGTGTTGGGTGCATACTCGCTCATGTGAACGGGAAGTCCGAGCAGTCTGTCGGGCTGTCCGTCAATGAGAGAGGGTTGCCACAGATACTGACCAACTTCGTCTTTCAATTTAGCAACGACTTTTACGAGGTCACGATGCATTACGAACTGAGCTTTGTTCATGTACTGTTCTTTCAGAGAATACTTCATGTCGATGAAAGCATCGGCTGTAATATCTCCAACACAAGCAATATCACGAGCAGTGGAAATTCCGCTGTTGTCTGCTACGAAGATTCCGAGAGGCTTGCCATCGCCGTCGCCAGTCATGTAAGCTTTCTCCATTGTGATTGCGATTCTGTAAAGCATCTCATCACGTACGATTCCGTCTGCGTTCTGAGAATGGTTTACAAGGGTACGGGAGAGTTTCATCAGCTTTGCCATGCGGTTCGGCTTGAACTCCCTACGTCCATACTCAAGGGTCTGCTCTTCGGGTGCGGCGGCAACTTCTGCTACCCACTCTGCATCAGAAGCGGCAGTCTTACGATACGGGAAACCGAGTGTCTGTGCGTTGCCGATAGAACCAATGTTTCTACCAATCTGACGCATGAACAGAATGTCGTCCAGTCCCTTAATGAGTTCGTTACGGAACTCCATCGGGGCAGTCAGAGCACCAGCGGTTGCATCTGTGCCAAGAGTATAGTTTACGTCATCACGATAACGCTCAATAGAAGCTCTGTCGCCCTTGAGAGCGTTTACAAAAAGCTGATGTCTATCGTCTTTAGCATCAGTCTTAGGAGCTTTGGATTCAGCGATGAGTTTCTCGCGCTCAATCTGCTTCTCCTCTTTGTTGATGGATTCGTTGAGATTGTCGAACTTAGCTTCGAGATTGCTAAGTGTTTCCTTATCGACAGCATCCATCTCTTTTCCGTCGTTTCTATCCATCAAATCACGGATGGAGGCAACAACAGAAGCACGTTCCTGTTTGAGTTCAAAAACGTTCATGTTTTCATTCCTTTCCTAAAAGTTTTCTTTTGATTCGGTCAAACTCTCGCCTCTGAGAATCCGACCAATTCTCCTCAGCCGGAGGAGTTATATTTTCCTCAACGGGCTGAGTTGCCTCCCCGTTGTAAGGCTCTGCTGTTATGGGACCGCTTGCCACGTACGTACCATCCAAATATGTGCCCGAATTGATAGTCACGATTTTTGTACAAACAACTCCCTCAGGGACATTGTGATAAGTGTTGAAGAACTTCTCGTCCATAGCGGCGATTTTCATATCTTCACTCACTCTATCAACAAGTCCGAACTCGAACGCATCATCGGCAGTCATCCAAGTTTCTGCGTTCATCTTTTCCTGAACTTCTTCAAGCGTCTTGCCTGACTTCTCTGCGTATATATTCGCAAGCACGCCGTCTATCTTGTCGAGCGTATCTGCCATATTACGCAAGTCTTCCTTGTTGCCTGAAGCAATAGTCCAAGCATTATGTATCATCATCATGGCGTTCTTCGGCATGATAACCTCGTCACCAGCCATAGCCACGATGGACGCGATAGAAGCCGCAAGCCCATCAATGTAAACAGTGATGTGCGCCTGACTTCTCTTGAGTATGGAATATATCGTCTGTCCAGCAAATACATCACCGCCGGGCGAATTGATGTATATGTTAAGGTTTGAAATGTCACCGAGGTCATCCAAGTCTTTCTTGAACTGCTGTGGCGTTATCTCGTCGCCCCACCATGTAACATCGGATATCTCTCCATACAATGTAAGCTCGCCATCGCCAGCTTCATTCTTTATGAAGTTCCAAAACTTCTTCACTTTAGTTCTCCTTTATTCTGCGCGGATTTTGGTCTGTTCTCTAAAGCGGCTTCAAGCGGGAGCATGTTGCCGTTCACGAAGTAAACGTCGCCCGCTGGTCCGATAGAGTTCATGTCCTCAAGCTCGCGTATATCATTTGCTGATAGCCACCCGTTCTGTCTGCCTTTTGCGTAAGCCTCCATACGAGTAGCAGTATCACCACGAAGCAACCCGTTAAGGTTGAACTTCCAAAACAAATTCTGTTTCTGTTTCTCTGTCAGCAAATCTCTGTAAAGAGATTGTTCTATTCTTACTGCCAACGGATTAACGAAGTCCCGTACGAACTCCATTGACTGCTGTTCAATGTTGGAGAACGTAGCGTGTTCAAGGTCGAAGCAAAGATGCGGAGGAATACCGAATACTCTGCATATATCAGATACCGCAAACTTACGGGAGTCGAGCAACTGTGTCTTCTCCATGTCGTAATCCCAACGCACCGCCTTAGAACCTAACTCAAGGAATATCCACTTGCCCGCGTTCTGTACTCCACCGTAGTTTTCGTAGAACGAGTTCTTAAACCTCTCATAAGCCTTGTCGCTCATTCCTGTCGGGTACTCAACATATCCACCCGGCGAAACGCCGCCGAAACCTTTTCCCGCGAACGTGTTCATGTCAGAAGCAAGCCCCAACACCTTAGCGGCTAAAACCATCGGGTCGTGCGCGTTATCATCACTGGCGAATCTGAAACCCGGCGTGTAGAGGAATTCGCCTTCAAACAAGGTTTCTACGATTTCATCCTCTAGCGTGACAACAATGTATCTTCTGCCCGTTTCAGTCCACTGTACCCGTGAAACCTTATTGGTAGGTATGTTCCAAAGCTCAACAACGTTTCCCTTGTTATCTCGGACTATCTTGGCAAATCCTCCACGAGTCAGCATTACGTTCGCAACGTACATCTGCCAAAACTCGTAAGCGGTCGTATATCTGTTCGGCTGAACATAAGTAATATTGAACAACGGGTTTTTCGTGGCTTTCCTCTTTCCACCTTTCCCGTCCTGCTCATACAAATGCAACGGCAGTGCCGCCATCGTCTTGCTACCTAAGTCAACGCAACGGAACACCGCCGCAATCTCCAGTGCGTAATCTGAATGTTCAATCTTTCCTGTAAGATACGCAGACCACTCACTGTCATTTCCTAATGCGGGATAAGTAGTAAGGTCGTTCTTCATTGTTTCCAATTCAAGACGCGACTCTTCCAGTTCCCTATATTCTTTATTAGAAAGTATCTTCATACAACTCTTATCCCTCGTTCTTCATATACATTCTTCTGCGGTTCCAACTTCAGCGCACCCGCCATAGCGTTTATCAGCGCAACTTGTGGGTCTATCCTTTCAATCGCTTTAGACTTAACGGGTTTCATATTATCGTTCCCGTCTTTCGCCACTCTCACGTTTCCGAACGACCATCGACCTACGGGGTCATTCAAATGCGTAATCAGATGCGAACGATACAATCTTTCAAGCTCTTGCATCGCAACGGACTGCCCCGCCATAGTCTGAGGTATCTCAATAAACTTCATAGCAATATCTTCAGGTAATAACTGCCGTAAATATTCCAATCTCCATTTATCTGCGCAGAACCACAGAACATTGTACTTATCGCAAATAATCTCAATAATCGAAGCTATATATTTGTAATCCACAACGTCACCCGGCGTTGCGTGTATAAATCCTTTATCTGCCCAATCGACAAAGGGAACGTGGTCTTTACGCTCGCGTTCCCTAATGTTATCTAAAGGCATGAAATTCTCGTGCCTGAACCGCCACTCTTCAGAACCGCCTCTAGGAGGGAAAAGCAGTGCTAATGAGGTTAAGTCGGTTGTGGTAGACAAGTCCACGCCTACGTAACACTCTTTGCCGATTAAGTCACTCTCTTTCCACGCACCATAGGTTTTATCCCATAGCGTGATAGGGAGCCAGCCAACACGCTTCGTTGATATCCACTGGTTCAACCTCAGCCAACGAAAATTCTTCTCGTCAGCTTCAGAGTTTCTAGCAGTTATCGCGTGCTGTCTTACTTTTTCAATATCAATGGTGCAACCAAGCGAAGGATTAACTTTGTACCAAAGCTCCTCGTCATAGATGTCGCCATCGAACTCAGGCTCGACCCCCCATATCTTGCAGTACCATCGAGGGTCTTCGACTTCTCCTGCAATTATTCTCCGAGCCTTTTCGTGTATTTCCCACCCGATAGAGTTTCTGTTCGGGTCGTCACCCGCAGTTGTGAGAATAATCCATATAGGTTGTTCCCTTGCATCGCCTGAGCCGGTCGTCATAACGTCCCACAAATCTCTATTGGGTTGTGCGTGCAACTCGTCAAAGATGCAACACGATACGTTAAGTCCATGCTTGCTGTATGCTTCTGCGGATATTGCTTTATAAATAGAACCCGACACCTTATCCTCTACCGTCTTAAGCGACGGACGGGACTTGGTGCGTTTCTTTAATGTGGGATTAAGGTCAATCATGTCTGAAGCAACGTTGAACACCAAAGACGCTTGTTCTCTGTCAGAAGCACATGAATAAATCTCGCCCCTTTGTTCTCCATCGCCAAACATGTGGAATAGAGCTAAAGCCGCACCCAGTTCAGATTTTCCGTTCTTCTTAGGAATTTCCAAATAAACGTACTGATACTGCCGTCTGCCTTTTTCATCGACAGTTCCGTATACGTCCTTGATAATCTCGTATTCC